TTCGTCTCCGTGTCTTCCATTCGAGAACCCCTCGCTGGGGCTCTCTGAGATGGAGCACGCATCTGAGGGACTTGGCGCACTGGCGCCTCTTCCTCGATGGGACAGTACCCTATCATTTATACTGTACGCTTACAAATTTATTTCTACTGACTTCTTCTTACGACCACGCTTTCCCTTAGTGGTTCCTGAGACCTTGACCTCCTTGACGTCCTCTTCCTCTTCAACTTCTTCTGGGGCTTCTACGATGTCTGAAATTGCATCGTCGTCATCGTCGTCCACTTGTGGGATCGGCTGTGGAGCCGACGTAGACATGGGTGGTGTCGGAGGCATCATGATGTTACCCATCAAGCTGGATATATCGATACCAGGACCCTTCATTTCGTAGCGTTCACCCGATGATGGTTCACTGGATGGCGATTCCATCGCACCTCTCGGTGTCGTGTTCTTCACGGCATCTACCATGTTTTGCACGAGTCCTGGATTTTGCTTGAGAATATCATTCATGTTAGGCATCACGGATTTGAACATACTATTCGTCAAGTGGAACATCATCGCTGAACCACCGAGCATCATCACGAGCTTGATTTCTGGAGCGACGTGCATCTTCGTTCTGTACTTGACGTAAAGTTCTTCAAACACCTCATCGTAGTCGTCTACGTTTTCCATCACGTTTTCAGACCAGCCTTCGAGTTGAATCTCAAATGGATTATACTTCTTATTCAAAAACTCAAGGCCTGTGACACACGCGATGAGCATACGCCTGGAGAACTTGATAGACTTGTCTACATCGATACTATAGGTAATTCTCTTCACTTCGGTTCTAAGATCATCAATGTTCGAGTACACATTGAGACGCTTATTCACGGTGAACCCCTTCTTTTCGAGACGACTGAGCTTGTTTACGAGATCCGCCTTCTCCTCGTCTATGCTTTTGTATCCAGGAGACGGACGTTCTTCTTCTTGCATGGCGTAATCACCCTGCATGTATGGCTGCTGCTCGTATTCCTCTTCGTATTCACCGTAATCGACTGGTTCGTCTTGTGGTGGTGGAGGAGCACTCTGTTTCGTTGGATTCGCGAAGGCATCGATGTCTTCTTGAACTTCTGGTGCCGCACGCTGTGGTGGGCGATACACACTTGGTTTGGGTACAAGTTTGGCAGAACGTGGACGCGGGGCTTCAATCTCAATCTCATCCATCAGCGCCTGTTCATCATCATCTAGTTTCATGACATGACCATGACTCCGGTCGAGCACGATTTCACCGTCCATTACTCTGTACTTTGAAAGTAATCCAAATTCTTTAACGCACTTTATATAAAAATGTTGGATACATAATAAATGAAGCTTAACGCCACAAACCGAAACACCCTCACGGCCATCGTCATTGTGTTCTGCCTCTTGTCGGTCCTCGTGACCTTCGCGGGTGTTCGCAGTGGGTACCAGCCCAGACCAATCAACATCGAACCAGCCCCCGAAGGCGCTGCCGAATCCATTTTTGACTTGGAGCACAAGATCGAGTGTGTTCCAGGATCCAAGGACTCCGCGTACTACACCAAGTCTTTGTCTCCAGGTGGTATCTGTGGTGACCAAGCGTTCGTTCGCAGAAGCGCTGACGCCAAGATTGTCGGTGGAATTGGTGGATCTTTAATCTAAGCTATTGTAAATGAGTCTTGTGACTGCGACGCGTGCACAATTACCAGATTTTGAGTATGAGTATCATTCCATAACGGTGGATACCATCGGCCAAGATAGTAAAAATACTTTCACAGTGCACTTGACCCAGCCACTCGAAAACATCGTCCAAGCTCGACTCTCCACCGCGAGAATTGATGCAGCTGGTTCTAATGTGTGTCACATATCGATCAATGAATTAAACACGAATTTCGCACAAAGAACTTCTAATATTTTTGAAGGTCAAGCGAGTATGACGACTTTGAACAATGGCTTCGGTACATTGATTCAGGGTGGTTCCAATCCAATCGTATTCAAAAACGAATACGACGTGTTATCTCAGTATGTCACGCCAATCAGAAAACTCGATAGATTGACGTTTACACTCAGGGATGAAAATGGCGCCACCATCACGGATGGCGCCGACAACTTTTTTGTTTTTAAATTTGTCTGCAAAAACAGGAACATGCCCTTCGTAGAGTCTGGGCGTTAGGTACGTACATTTTTTACCTTTTATTATTATAAATGTCGGCGGGTGTCGTTCAATTGATAGCCATCGGAGCCCAAGATGAACACATCATGGGTGAGCCAGAGATTTCATTTTTCTCGTCGACGTTTAAACGGCATTCAAATTTTTCACAGTCCGTTGAAAAACAACTGTTACAGGGGAATGTGAAAAGTAATTCCATGTCATCCGTAAAATTCGAGAAGACCGGTGATATGCTCGGATACGTATTCATCACGATGGACGATAACAATCAATCCAAGGATGAAGGCGATTGGGCGAGAGTCATAGACAAAGTGGAGCTTTACATAGGCGGCCATCTCATAGATTCACAGGATTCTGTTTTTACAGAAAAAATAGCCATAGATACATTTGCTCAAAATGTTTCCAAGAGCTCGAATGGTTCTCACCCGGGTATAAGCTCAAACTCTTACTTTTACCCACTCCGTTTCTTCTTTTGCGAGGGGCCTCAGTGCGCTTTACCCATAGTTGCTCTCCATTACCATAATGTAGAATTGCGTATTCACTGGTCGAGTAATGTAAACCCAAATTACAACTACGAGGTGCACGCAAACTATTATTATTTGGACAACGAAGAACGTGGAAACATAGTTTCTAGAAATCACGAGATGCTCATTACTCAAGTTCAAAAGAACATCCCATCGGGTGAACTCATTCAAGACCTCACGTTTAGTCACCCAGTGAAATACCTCGCGTGTTCGGACACTGGTTCCAATGGTGCATTGACATCTAAGTCTAATCGTGTAAAATTAAACATAAATGGTTTAGACGTGTGTAAGTTCAAATGGGCCAAACCACATTTCATCGATGTGATGGCATATTATCACACGAATTACGTGACGTCTCCAGATATATTCTTGTATTGTTTCTGTCTTTTGACGAGTTCTTTACAACCCACAGGTACGCTCAATTTTAGTCGTCTCGATTCAGCAAAGATTATTAGCGAAAATATGAATATTACAGATCCAATATATGCGGTCAATTATAACATATTGAGAGTTCAAAATGGTATGGCTGGTTTAGTATACGCAAATTAAAATACATCGCTATATTAAATGGTGAAGAATTTTGGTTTGAATCAGCCTACCGACATGGTTAGACTTGGTAAACACTCTGATTCTGGTCAACCTAAAAACTCCATTGTGTTTAACGCATCAGATGAAACTATTCGTGATATCAAACACAGCGGATTATACATAAGTCCAATACGGAATGTAAACGCATCAAACTTACTTGCGTATGATTCGATCACGAAAGAGGTGGTAGACATAGGAGGAACACAACTGAAACTCCGCGATCTCCAAGTAGAAAACTTGGAAGTCGTAAACATGTCTACAGTTAATGAAAGTCACGCGTACACGCCGGTATTTCATGTGGGAGAAGGGTGTGATAAATCCGAGGACGTAGGACTGGATATACACGGTATTCGCGTCACGCACGACAAAAAACAGGGGATATTAACCGTGAGTGACGACACGAAATTTAATGGAACAGTCGAAGCCACACAATTTGTGGGTGACGGTGGACTCCTGTCTAACGTTCAATACGACTTAAACATAGACATAGGTGAAGTCATAGAAAACTTACACGTCGTCGGTGAACTCAAGGGGGATGGAGGACTTCTGTCTAACATCACGCTCGACCAAATATCGGATTTCAGCGATTATTTTACTACATTGGATGTCTCTAAAGATATAAACGTGGGAAGGTCTCTGTATGTAAATAACTCAGTACACGCGAAAGGGAGCATACATTCACACGGAAAAATAAACGCCGTGTCGTTCCATGGTGATGGTACGAGTCTCACGGGTATCACAAAGTGTGTGGAACTCAACGAAACCAACGAAAGAGTGACGGCGCTCGAAAAGGAAATTCCCAGATTTGAAATGCTTGAAAAGGCCAAACCCGTGTTTGACACGGAAATACGGGCACTCAAAAAAGAAACCGAACGTTTTGTCCCACTCGAAAGTGCGATCCCCGTGCTCGAAAACAGGGTGTCTCGTGTAGAACCACGCGTGTCTGTAATCGAAAAGGAACTCCCTAGAATATCTGCGTGTGAAAACGATATCGCATCTCTCCGAAAGGAGGTGGGAGTCCTCCCAGAGATTCAGGTACTCAGAAAAGATGTAGACTTTATAAACACACAAACGCCTATCATTCATGAAACCAAAAAGATTGTACCAGTGGTAGTATCTAACACAGAAAGAATAACTGATGTGGAAAATACACTAACGCGGTTCGTGGAGGTCGATGCACTAAAAGTTAAGGTAGACACATTCAATTATTTACACGGAGAAGTCAAGCGCTTTGAACCAATTGAAAAACGCATACACTTGTGTGAAACTGAACTAGAATCCACTAAAGATTTACCAGACATACGGGAGCGCATACAAACACTCGAAGATGCGCCACTCGAAGGTGATGGACACTTGATTTCTAACGTGTCACTCGAACACGTAATGTCGTGTTCCAATGTGACGAACACACACCTCGTCGTGAATAATACAGTCTCAGCGAAAGAAATAGAGACCGAACGAGTTCGATCAAATACTATATGTACACATGGAACTCCTCAGTTAACATCTAGGTTGGGTGAAGTCAAATCATTGAATATAAATGGATTCGCGGAAATAAATGGATACACGAAAGCAAACAATGGAACGACGGGCGGTAACCCAGGTGGTATCGTATTTAAAACGAGGGGTACAAATGGAAAGTTAAATGCAAACATGACACTCGATGGAAATGGTAAATTGGCACTGGGTACACACAAAAGTCATCCATCGGCAATTTTAACACTCGATTCTAAAACGAGTGGGTTTTTATTGCCTAGAATGACTCTAACAGATATAGAAAACATACAAAACCCTGAACCGGGTCTCATGGTATATGAAACGGAAAATGACGGACTTTATGTATACAAAAAGACAGGATGGGTAGAAATAAAATGAGCTCTAATATAAATGGTGAAAAACCTCAATACTATTGAAAGATCCGAAAGGATCAGGATAGGTAAATATGTCCCAGATGAACAAGCATTGAACACCATATTAATTAATGCGACGTCGAACGTTGTAGAAGCACCACATACAGGGTTTTACGTCGCACCCATTCGACTCAATCAATCTATATCTTCGAATACGATGTGTTACGATATCACTACAAAGGAAATCGTGGATAGCGGAAAAACCATAGATTTACAGGGTGTATCTGAAACAGGCAATTCAACTTCAGAGACCATACAGTTTGTGAATAACACCACAAGTTTTGTAACCACATCCAACGTCGGTATAGCGAACACAAATCCTGAACACGAACTTTCAGTGGGTGGAGATGTGTACATAACCGGCAATCTCACCGTGATGGGTGAAACAACCGCAATTTCATCAGAAAATTTGCGCGTGAAAGATGCGATTGTCGAACTCGGCGAAAACAACACGGACGGCGATTTTACATTCGATTTGGGTCTCGTGATGACGCGACCTGGTTCAAATGTTACGGCGGCGTACATAGAGTCGAGTGATGAATACATAGTGGGCTACACACACAGTTCGGCATCTGATAAATACATTACACCGGATGCATCGAACCTTATTCAAATGCGGGTGTATGGTGACGTGACCGCTGAAAGTTTCATAGGCGATGGGTCTTTGCTTTCAAATGTCGTTCAAGATACAGATTTAGAATCAAATTTGGAGATCATCCGAAGTGAAATGGTTTCGAATACTTTGCAATTGAGAGACGACCTCCAGTCGAACGTTGCCATTTTGCGTGGGGAGATGGAGGCAAACACGTTGACCATCAGAGATGAAATGGCGGCGAATACTTTGTCGATGCGTTCTGAACTCCAATCGAACCTGGTGATCATCCGTGATGAGATGACCGCAAACACCCTTTCTTTGAGAGACGATTTACAATCTAATTTGGTCATCATTCGTGATGAGATGGAATCAAACACACTCGAATTGCGTGTAGATTTGCAATCCAATGTGTCGATATTGAGGGATGAAATGGAGGCGAATACTTTGTCTATGCGTTCTGAACTCCAATCGAACCTAGCGATCATCCGTGATGAGATGGAAGCGAACACACTGACCTTAAGAAGTGAAATGGCTGCAAACACTCTGTCTATGCGTTCCGAACTTCAATCAAATTTGACTATCATTCGCGGAGAGATGGCGGCGAATACAATTACCATTCGCGGTGAAATGGCCGCAAATACATTGTCTATGCGTTCGGAACTTCAATCGAACCTGAGTATTATTCGTGGTGAGATGGCCGCGAACACCATATCTATGCGCGAAGAGATGCAATCAAATCTAGCTCTCAAAGCAAACATAGAAAGTCCCGTGTTTACGGGGGTGATTACGGGTGACGGTGGTGCGATTTCAAACATTAGCCTTCAACACGTGACTGAATATGGTAATGCGACTGATAGAACCATATCTATTTCAAACGCATTGTCTCTCATTACGACTGGGAGTGTGGGTATAAATACACCCACGCCCCAAAAGACTTTACACGTGGCGGGTGAGATATTGGCGGACGATAACATCACGGGTGTAGACTTTTATGGTGATGACGCAACCTTTACGGGTGGTCTCACTGTGTCCGGAGACACGCTCATTTATGGAGACCTCGAAGTTCGCGGAAACACGACCCATCTCTCCACACAAAACTTGCTCGTAGAAG